GTTGAGCTTCTTCGAGCCTCGCACAGCAGGCGACCTGCCACATGAGTAAGCCACCCCAAACCCCACGACGAGTGCGCATACGAGCGTCACCCATCGGCGAGAAGTCGTACCATTCCTTGTCGTCATTCTTCGGCCTCATACCGACAGAATTCACCTGAACTGGCGTGACTCCGGTCTTCAGTGCCTCGAGGATCGAGAGCCAGGCGTAGACCTCCAGGTCATCCGGGACACTCACTTCTTACCTCCCCAGATTCGTTCCAGTTCCGCCGCTTGCGCGGCGAGAGGTTCGAACCCAGTCTTCGGTGAAGCGGTTCCACGCACGTGTTCGACTTGTGACTCGGTGTACATCGTCACGCGGCCGACACGTTCGGGATGTCCGGCGTCCAGGTTGAAGCCCTCTTCCTCGAACTTCGCTCGCGTAAACCGAACCACGCTGCTTTCGAAGACGTGGGTCTTCTCCTTGAAGTTGGAGACCGTGTGCCAGTCTTTGGGGTCGTCGATCCGCATCGCCAGATAGGCTTCCGCATTGAGCTGCGAGATCGGCTTGTCGAGCGGAAGCCTGACCGAGAGCTTCCCCATGAGCTGACGCCACATGAGCGACGGTAGGGCTCGTTCGATCGACTCGGGATCCAGCGCCTCACCAGCCTCGATCTCCGCATTCCACTTGAAGCCACGGAGTCGATACTGCTGTTGCTGCCAGAACACGATCAGCTCGTCCATCAGGTTCTTGAGCTCGGTTCTCGCCTGGAACATCGTCACGCGAGACATGCCTTGTGGCGCCTTGTCCGAGTGACCGTGCTCCAAGAAGATCACGTATCCGACAGGGTTCGTGATCCGGAAGCCCACGCGTCCATAACCCTTGCCCGTACTGCGGAGTTGCGGGGAGATCGACCAGCCTGCTGCGGCTTCGCCGGTATCGACCGGGGTTTTCCAGACCATCTCCATCATCGCCCAGCGTCCCACGTGCCACACCACGAAGCGGGCACCGATGAACGGGATACCCGTGATCGCTAGCAAGCGGTTCAGCGGCGCCATGATCGCCTTGATGTCCACGAGTTGGGTCTTCTTTCCGAACCGATCCACACGAGTCGCCAGACGCATCTGGGCTCCAGCGGAGACCGACGGGAGAAGGCCGAACGCGGGGAAAGCTGCGGCGCCATGCAAGGTTCCTTGCGCGACCTGTACCGGCAGCTGGGAACGTACCACGGGTACGCCCCTTGTTGCCTCCAGTCTCGCGGATGAAGCTGGCCATTATTCCCTACACCAAAGGATCCACATCTTCGACATCGGGTCACGATCGATGCCGAGCACGTGGTATGTCTTGTCGGAGAACTTGAGCTCGTCTCCGATCAGAGGTTCGATTTGGAGCTCCTTGATCGAGACCTCAGCGCGGATGTCCCCAACCTTCAGGTGACCGTTCGCGTTGTCCAGCAGATCTCTGTAGTTGATCACGTAGCGACCGACGTGGCACAGACGAACGACGGTGGACGCCGTGTTCATCTTCCCGTCACGACCGAGATCCTTCGTGTAGCGACTGAAGACTGCTTCCTCAGGATTGTCGAACATCAGGTAATCGTCCGATACATCCATGAACATCGCCGGCTCGCGGCAAACCAGGAGGTTCGACGCGAAATTGATCGTGTGGCCGAGGTTCTTGGTGTAATCGCTCATCAGTAGTTCTCAGAACTCCTAGTAAATCGGGCTATCCGGGGTAACGAGTTCCGTCTCCGCGTACATCGGATCTTCCGCGACGAGGAGTGCGTTGATGTCTTGGAGCTGCTGACGGAGCTCGCGCAGGTAACCGTTCCAGTCCACCTGCTGACCCGTGGCCGTCTTGTAGGACGCCTTCGGGGACGCGGTCACCTCCTTGATCCTTGCGATGATCTGGGACTTGATCGCAACGAGCTCCGTAGCATCGCTCATGGCTAGGCTGCCTTCGCGGCTTCGCCGGTGAGGATCTTGACGTCGGCGGTCTTCTGCCCGGAGTGCGAGCCGGGCTTCTCCGACGTCATCGTGACCTCGACCTCGTGGTCGCTGCCCTTGATGCCGAAGAACTCGTGCCACTTCTGGCGAGCCTCGCCCTCGTTCGCGGCCGTGACCACGCACCAGTCGTGCTTGGACGCGACCTTGTACGAGGTCTTCTTCGGCTGCGGCGGAGAAGCCTTCGAGACTTCGGGAACTCCGGTCGGCTTCGACGGCGTCGAGCCTCCGGTGGGGTTCGGATCGGACATGGTTCACCTCTCTTGAACTTGGGACTCCAGTCCCGTCAACTCTGCGAGCCACCGGCGCCTTGCGGCGCCGGTGGCTGGTGAGTCAGAGCTGCCGAAGGACTAGGCCTGCGGCTGGCTGAAGATCACGTAGCGCGGGTTGCCGACGGCGGCCACACCCATCTCCGAGCAGCGCCACGCCGCGACCACGTCGCGGGTGAACTCCTCGGGGTTCATCGGCGGAGCCTGGACGACCTGGATCGGCCAGTTCTGCATGTACCAGAACGCCTGCTTGAAGTCGCCGCAGATCGCGGTCCCCTTCGCGTTCGCCGCCGAGAACGACAGCAGCGACTGGAGCAGCTGGTACAGGAAGCGGGAGACGATCGGCTCGTTCCACCCCTGCAGCGTGTTCGGTCCCTTCGTGACCGCCTTCGTCGGGTCGGTCGTGTCGCCGTAGTCCACCTCGGTGGCGTGGAGGATACGGCGGATCGTGTGCTTCAGCGCCGGCGTGCAGAGCACGTCCAGAGCCGCCGCGAGCTCGATCGGGTTGCCCGTGTCCGGGTCGACCATGTCCGCCCAGAGGAGCTCGAAGTCCTCGAAGTCGGTCCAGTCCACGATCGCGTGCGACACGATCTTGTTGACCCAGTTGCCGGTGGTGAGGTACGTGTTGTACGACGTACCGCGCCACTTGTAGTTGTTGATCGAGCCGATGATCACCGTGAGCAACCGCTTGAGGCGGCCGGTGGCCTGGCGCTGTCCGATCGTGGAGCAGTTGCGGAGGACCAGACCCGTGCGGTCGAAGAAGACCGTCTCCTTCAGGATCTTGATCATCTCGCCACGCTTGGTCGTGGCGGGCGTCTCCTGGTAGTCCTCGCCGAACCCGGTCTCCGGGTATTCCTTGCCCGGGTGGACCTCGTACTCCTCGTCCTTGACCTTCTGGACTCCGGGGATCTTCTCGCCGGAGAACTCGGTCGGGATGACGGTGCAGAGACGGTCGAAGAGACCGCCGTCCGCCTCGGTGTATCCCGCGAGGACCTTCGAGTAGACGATCTGACCGGTGATGTTGGAGAACGCCGTCACGTCGACGGCGTCTTCGCCGGCGGTGATCAGCTGGTTGCCGGCGTAGCGCGGGTGAAGCTTCTTCACCCACTCGTGGCCGCAGAAGGCCTCGGCGATCTCTCGGAAGGAGAAATCGTCGGGCTTGAGCTCGCCGTCGGCGAGCGCCGTTCCCAGCTTGTCGCACGTGGCGACCGCGCCCTCTGACGCGTACAGCTGCTTGAGGTTGACTCCGTGATTGCGCAGCATTGGAGTGTGTTCAGTCCTTTCAGGCCGAAGCCTACGCGTCCGCCATGACGGTGGAGCGGATCTTGACGAACACCTTCGTCAATCCCGTTCCCCGCTGGGCGCACTTGCCGATGGAGCGCGTGGTCAGGCCCGCTCCGAAGACCCCGAGTCGGATGACCTTCTGGTCTTCCAGCGCGAAGGCGCTGGACTCGGCGACGCCGACCTCGTCCCCGATCTCCCAGTTCGTGCTGTCGCACGGGAACTCGTGAACGCCGGCCGAGTCGAAACGGATCGGGTCGGTGTCGCCCGAGCGGCTGCGCTGAGCGGCCACTCCTGCGAACTTGCCCTTGAAGGTCGCCTGGGTGTTGGCCAGCGAGGAACCGGCGGCCTGACCCGAGGCCGGACGAAGGTCGTCCGTCTCGAGGTACAGGAGATCGCCGATCTCGATGACGGTCCCGGAGTCCACCGCGCCGACGAACGGAGCGGGGTCACCGTACTTGTGCCTCTGCGTGTCCATGTGACTTCAGCTTCCCTTCACGGCTGCGGCGAAGCCCTTCGACGTCGTCGTGTCCTTGCCCGCGGGAGTGCCGGCGCTCTCGCCGACTCCCTTCGAGGTCGAACGCGGCTGGGTCGAGACCTTGCCCGTGGTCTTGTCCGCCAGTTCCTTGCGCTCGGCGAGCAGGGCGGTGAACCGCTCGTCCGTGGTCGACGACTCCATGCACATGGCCTGGAACGTCGGCGTGTTGAGATGCTCGGGCAGCTTGGCCTCCGCGATCTTCGTCTTGCGGGTCTCGTCGCGGGTGGCCTTCTTGTTCGTGGCCTCGAACCCGTCGATCTTGACCTTGAGCTCCTTGTTCTCGGCCTCTGCGGCCGACAGCTTCGTCTCGAGCTCCTTGAGACGGCCGTCCTGTGCGACGCTCTCCGCGACGGTCTGGATCTTGAGATCCTGACGCGCCGCCTGGATCGCCTCGCGAGTCATGGAAGTCAGCGAGAGCTGCTCCACGTGGGGTTCTCCTTCCTGCATGGCGGCGCTTTCGAAAAGGCTCGACGTGGTCCCGCCATTGCTGACCACATCGACCGAATGAACTTTGTCGATCTTGTTCGTCACGAACCACCCGCCCTCGTAGTGACCTTCGAGGTCGGCGAGGTGCGAGAGGGCGTACTGACCGGGATCGTTCTCCGCGGCCCACTTCACCGCCGCGGCCATCGGATG